TGTAAATGCAGAGTATAGATCAGGTCAATTAGCTGGTTTGTACATTGATAAAAAAGAAGTAAAAGTATCAGGATTGGAGGGGATGTCACGTGCAGAGCTTGAGAAAAAACTCAAAGAGCTTTCAAACAAGATCGATGGTTTCAATGCCAAAACGATCGAAGTTGAGCCAGAGACAAAAGAATTATCTCAAAAGTAATAATTGGTCATCCTTCATTACTGTGTTTAATGAAATCCATAACCCTGATTTAAAAACAATGGTTGGAGATGTGAATGTCAAAGCGACGAAAAAAAAGTAAATATAAAAATGCCGTCGTAGGTAAGAAGAAGTATTACTTCTACAAAATTAGGTGGATTGATATCACCGGGGATGCTGGACATAAGAACGAAGAGGAGATGGACAAGCTTGAGTGTTGCACTATGATTTCACAAGGTTACATATACAAAATTGATAAAAAGAAAAAGACCTTGACTTCATTCGCTACATTCGATGAGAAAGAAGCAGTATTTAGTGACACAAATATATTTCCATTAGGCTGTATTTTAAGCAAAGAAAAAATCAAAAACTGACTTATTTATGCCAACAAAGAAACGAGAATCAAAGCTATCTAGATTGATTCAAAAGAACTGTAATCAAATACATTTTACTCGCATAGAATCTAGTACAATTAATGGTATCCCTGACTTAAATGGTTGCATAAATGGTAATGGCTTTTGGATGGAACTTAAATCAGATAAGGTCAAGTATCCTAAGCTATCTAAGTGGCAAATAAGTTGGATAAATAAACATATTAGTTTTGGTGGTGTAGTTTTAATCTGCAATCACTCCCTCTTGGAGAGTGCTTACAAACTGTACAGACCGGTGTCCGCCTTTACAGACCCTCGTTCCTTGAAACCTCGTTTCTCGTTCTCGGACCCAGTACACTGGCCCGCCTTTCAGGATGCCATCAGGGAGCTCACCGGGCAGCGTAGCTCTCGTTCTCGTTCTCTCGTTCGACAATCTCGTTTCTCGGATATGGTAAGGGACTCTGGAGGCAGCGTAACGGAGCTGGATCTGGCACGAGTGACCTGACCGAAGCTCGTTCTCGCACAAGAGCTAGTTCCCGTTTGTCGTTTTGATACTACAACTTGTGTCCTGCAGAACGCAGATGGTGATGCCTTCTGGTTCAGGAGCTGGTAGAAAAGTTCCTGAACTTTATTCTTGACATCGTCCCATCTGGTCTTATATAACGTTCAGGCGTACACAGCACTCCATCTTTTAGATGCGACTCTAGTCTACGCATTCAGGGGCCGGTACCCCATTGCATGGAAGAATTTCTAGAAAGGTAGCCGGTCCTACAACAGAAAGGAAAACTATGTACAAAAGTAAAAGAATTAAAAAAGCGAAGATCCCGGTCACCGTCGATAACATTACTAAGCAGCAATTAGAAACGCTTAAGCTTGAGCTCAAGCTGCTGGCTGATCCCTGGAGGAAGCAAGGTGTCACCATAAGGGTTGGAAAGAAAGTTGCATGATGACATTCATCATGTTCATCGCTATCGTCCTTTTTCTCGCTCCGTCGTTTTCGGGAGGCCTGCTGCTCATCCTGTTAGGATGCTGGTGGATCCTGCAGCACGGGATGCCCTTCTAATGCCGTCTCGTGTCGTCCTTGTTAGAACTTAGAATGATTCTAAACTAAGGAGCTAACGGTACCTGAGGCACGGAACTCTGTAATTTTTTCATTTGACTTATGTGTGGGATATGATAAGACAATAGGAAAAGATAACAAAGGAGAAAGATATGGGATTAGACCAATACGCTCATCTTCGTAATAAGCAAATAGATTGGGATAAATATTATTCTGACAATGAAGATGAACGCAAAGAAGAAGCAAAGCACGTTTTCGTTTGGCGTAAGCACGCACGACTACAAACATTTTTTGCTCGTAAGTGGCGAGAACAAAACGAAGCTGAACAGAAGAAGAGAGATAAGCGACTGACTTCGCACCCAATGGATTTGGCTCATCTCGGGTTCAACGCTGGCGACGAAGTTTATATCACGGAAGAAGTTGTTAAGGATTTGGAAACTGAATACAAGACGGATTTTCATGGTTCCTTCTGTTCTGATGGATTTTTTTGGGGTCAGCAATGGCAAGAACATGCTGTGAAAGAATACAAAGCCCAAGACAAAAAATTCATTGAGTGGTGTAAAGAACAAATCAAAAATAAAAAAGTTCCAATCTATACTTGTAGTTGGTAATGCATTTGCCGTTGCCGTCGCTCGTTGGCGACGGCTCGGTGTCGTGTGTCTTATACACAACAGTTGTTGCTTCCTGGCAACAGGTTCACAGGGGGTTCTGGAAACGTACCTAAAAAGTTCTGTGGAAAACCCAAAATGGACAGACCCAAAATGAACACATAGCTATTGATATTAATATGGGATTTGATAAGACATGAGAATAGTTAAAAACAACAAAAGGATATAACTATGAGTACAGCAAAAAAGGTAAGGCTAAAGCAAGACGAGGAAAAACTTGTTGTTGCTTATGCTAACCTTAAACTTAAACAAAATAGATTATCCAAAGAAATTGACACTATGAAACAAAGTGTTGTTAATCTATTTGATAAGAATAAGGTAAATGTTATTTTTGCTAAAGATAAGCAAGATAACATTTTTGGAATTCAGCGAATACATCGAAAAAGAAAAAAATTCGATACCGCTAATTTCAAAATAAAACATACTGATTTATTCAATAAGTTCACAAGTGAGATTGAATATGATGAGTATAAAGCATTAGGAGATAATAATGCCTAATGTTCCAATGAACATAAGTAAAGTATTAGCCGAGCAATCGGCTAATACTGACATAACTAAAAATCATAATCTAAACCCTGACGCAGTTAGTAAATTAAATTATGAAGTTATGTACAAAATGTTAGAGGGCGAGGTCGAGAAGTTAATATTAGAAAATCAAGGCAACCCACTAATAGACGATTTTAAAACTAGAATCGTAAATAAATTTAGCTACTTAATACAAAAGTTAAGTAGTTAGATTAACAACGCACAATGGCGAGTTCTAACTCGCCATTGGTGTATAAAAGGCTCAACAAATCCAACCACCTGCAAATCAAAAAAATTACTACCAGCTCACGCTGGTGAGTACGGGTTTGCTGGTCGCATGCTTTAGTAAGCAAGATGAATAGAAGTAGTTATGTCTCAAACTATATGGTATAAAAGGGGACCCAAAGAATTATAATTTTATGGCAAGTCTAGATAATTTTACAGATGACGAACTACGGGCGTTAATTTTAAAAAAGCAAATCGAATATATTAAATTATGTCAGGATAACTTTTTGATATTTGTCCGAGCTATGTGGCCAGATTTCATTTGTAGAGATACAACAGATCCTGATAAGTTTGGACATCATCAAATTATTGCAAACGAATTTGAATCAATAGCCACTGGTAAACATAATCGTTTGATAGTTAACATGCCACCTAGACATACTAAATCTGAGTTTGCTTCTTACCTATTTCCTGCTTGGATGATAGGTCGTAATCCTAAAATGAAACTAATGCAAGTTTCTCACAATGCTGAGCTTGCGACAAGATTCGGTAGCAAAGTTAGGAACTTAATGGAGACCGAAGACTACAAAAGTATTTTTGGAGATGTTAAACTTCGAGAAGATAGTAAGGCTAAGGGACGTTGGGAGACCAATCATGGTGGAGAATATTTTGCAGCGGGGGTAGGCGGTTCTATTACAGGACGAGGGGCGGATCTTCTTATTATCGATGACCCACACACAGAACAAGATTCAATGTCTGATTCCGCAATGGATCGTGCATTTGATTGGTATAGTTCAGGACCCAGACAAAGACTTCAACCAGGTGGATCTATTGTTGTTGTAATGACAAGATGGGCTACCGATGATTTAACAGGGAGGCTCATCAAATCACAATCTGAGCCTAAATCTGATAAATGGCGAACAATATCATTCCCCGCCATACTTGAAAGTGGGAATCCTGTTTGGCCAGAATATTGGAAGTTAGAAGAATTAGAATCTGTAAAAGCATCTGTATCTACAAAAAACTGGAATGCACAATACATGCAAGATCCTACATCAGAAGAGGGTGCAATCATCAAAAGAGATTGGTGGCAAGATTGGGAGTTTGAAAAAATACCTGCACTCAAACATGTCATACAAAGTTATGATACAGCTTTTTCTAAAAAAGAAACTGCTGATTATTCTGCCATTACCACATGGGGAATATTTCAACCAGCAGAGGGTTATGAAGATTGTATTATTTTATTAGATGCTATGAAAGGAAGATATGATTTTCCAGATCTTAAAAATTTAGCATTAGAGCAGTATAAATACTGGCAACCTGAAACAGTTATTATTGAGGCAAAGGCTACCGGCCAACCTCTCATACATGAGCTTAGAAAAGCTGGAATACCTGTTATTGATTATGTTCCTGCTAAAGGTAGAGATAAACATACAAGAATAAATTCTGTGGCTCCAGTGTTTGAATCAGCCATGGTTTATGCCCCATTACATGAAAAATTTGCTCAAGAGGTCATCGAAGAATGTGCAGCTTTTCCTAACGGACAATACGATGACTATGTTGATTCTATGACCCAAGCTGTGATAAGATTCAGGCAAGGTGGATTTATTAGTACCTACACAGACGAATTAGATGCACCAAATTTTAGGATTGAAAAGGAACATAAGTATTATGGCTAATTTAACTAGAGATGGATTCGAGATGCAACAAAAATTTCGGAAAGAAAAAAGAAGAAGATTAAAAAACAAAGCAGGACTAAATACAGGTGCAGCTGTTTCTGCTACTGGAAGAAGGAAAGAAAAAATTAAAGAAATCGGTAGAACAGTAGGAAGAGGAATTAGTGCCTTGACTCCTGGAGCATTAGGACGAACAATTGGAAAAGCTATTTTACCTCCAAGTAGAGAAATAAGAGATCCAGTTCGACCGAGACGACCTAGAAAAAGTCCGTCAGAAAGATTCAAAGAAATTAGAGAAAAAATTAGAAAAGGAAAAATTAAACCAATTCCAATGCCTGACACTTCTAAGCCGTTAGGTAGTATGAAAAAACCTAGACCTGGCACTTACGATTATCAATTACAACAAACATTAAAACCAGGATATAGAGTGGCACCTATGTTAACAGGTGGCCAAGCTAAATTAGACAAAAATAAAAATAACAAAATAGATGCACAAGATTTTAAAATCCTTAGAGCTGAGAAAGCCAAAGGCAGAGGTATGGGTTTACAAGACGAGAAAATGAAACCAGGTAAAGTTAAAAAAGCTGTGGTTGGAATGTTAGCAGTAGGTATGGGTGCTAAGAAAAACATGGCGAAAAGAAAAGCACCAATGGCCTTGGGTGCAGCAGGAGCTGCAACAGCAAAATTAGGTTTAATGAAAAGAATTTTAGGTTTAGATAAAGGCGGCATGGGCGAAGCCAAAAATTACAAAAAATATTTAAGTGGATTAGAGCGAGTAACTAGCAAAACAAGATATGACAAAGCAGTAGCTAAAAGAAAAGCTCTTGAAGCTAGTAAACCTACTACATCTAAATTTATTCAAAGAAGAATGACATTAGCTGGTAAAGAGGCGTTAAAAGCAGCCAAAGCCACTAGAATAGGTAAGATCGCAGCCGGTGTTGCAGGAGCAGCATTATTAGCAAAAGCTGGTTTAGAAAAAATGTATGAAAAAAGAACTGGTAAGAAAGCACCTACAAAAAGACCTGATAAAAAAATGGGTGGTGGCTTAATGGAAGCTACACAAAAATTAAAAGCTCAAGGTAAAATGGGTGGTGGCATGATGCAACGACCTATGATGGCAATGGGCGGCGGTATGATGCCTGGATACAAAAAAGGTAAATCCGTTATGGCAAAAGGTTGTAAGTTAGGAAGAAAAAAACCTACTAAGATGTACACATAGGAGGGTAAATGTCCCTCAAAGGAATTTTACAGGGCTTAGGTAGATTAATCACAAAAAAGGCTAAGCCTGCACAGGCCACCGGTCAGCAACAAAAGCTAATCACATATACACCAGAAACAAGAAAACTTCCTGCAACTGAAATTGCAAAGAAAGATTTAGTACCTGTTAATCCTAGATTACAAACTGGTGATTTACAAATGGGTGAAAAGGTACAACCTTTGTTTGGTTCATCAACATATGATTGGGCTATGAGAAAAGGACCCGGTAAATATACTGCTGATGAGTGGATAGATCATTTAACCACATCACGTAAAGTAAAGTTTAAAGTTTTTGGACAACCTAGTACAAGAATTGAGAGAGGACCTAAGTCATTTACTTATGATAGAGGTAAGTATGCAGGAAAAACTGCAAACATAAACAAAGAGGAATTGTTTGATTCTAATGTTGCTGTATTCGATGAGGCAGGAGAATTAGCCGGTGGATTATTAGCGGCAGCAAAAAAATACAACATTAAACTTTCAGCACAAGACGTTGGTAATTTTTTGAGAGGTAATCCTGCTAATAGATTAAAAGCTGTTACTTACTCAGATGATGCTATACAAAATTTCAATTATAAAGCACCTTTAGAAAATTCATTAGGAATAGTTCAAACAGTTAAAAGACAATTTCCTGCTATGGGAGAGAGATTTGATACACTAACTTTGCATCTTAATACTATAGAGCGAGGTATTATGAATGGGATGCTTAATGATGTTAAACAAGGTTACCGTGCTTTTTCAGGGGAGCTTAGAGGTATAATGCAAGCTAACGTAGGAACAGAATCACGAAGACAATTGAATGCTATGAAAGGTGCTGTTGATGAGGTTTACGCAAAAGCTACAGGAGCAAGATCTGGAGTAAAACCAACTCAATATAGAAACGAATCAAACTATACATTACAAGGCGGTCAAAATTACAAAGAAACTGTTTTTGTTTTAGATGAACCTATTGCAACAAACTCTACCCCGATGAAAAATATGGGACACTTTTCTGATCTAAAAAATAACTTATTTCATGTGAGATACGACGTAAGATCCACACCTAATGGTAAAAAAGCTTTTGTCATTCATGAAATACAATCAGATGCTAACCAAGCTATAGCAAAGCAACTTACTGCCAAAGAAGCATTTGGACCTAATGCGAGATACAACCCTTTTCAAAAACAAATTGAAACTAAACTTTTAATTGAACAAAGAAACAAACTTTTACAAAACGTAGATAATATGACTAATGCTGATGTAGCTGCTTTACAAACTGTAAACAAACAAATAGCAAGATTGGGAGCAAATAGAGCTGGTGCCAATAAAGATTATTATCCACTGTTAGATTCTGATGCCTATGGAGATTATGCATTGAAGTATTTGTTGAACAAAGCAGCGAAAGAAAATGTGAGTTATGTGGCTGTAATGCCTTTTAATAAACTTCACTTTCGACAAGGCTATAAAGCAGGTAATGAAAGATTCTATGGATACGCTAGTGGAAAAGGTATAAACAACAAAGGTAAATCAGTAATGGCAGATCTAATGAAAAAGACAGCAAATTTTCAAGATTCAAAAGCAGGACCCATAAAATTATCTTTGTCAGATCCTAGTAAACCTTACAAAGAAATAGCTACAGATACATTTAAATATCCTAAAACTCACCCGTTAAGCGGGAAAGAGATTAAAAGTGTTTATCATGAAGGAGCTTTTGCTCAGCAAGTAGAAAAAGGGCTAAGATCGATTACTCCAGATAATCCAAATTTATATTTTGATGCTTTTGCTGTTGAGGTCAAACCTGGTATGGCTTATACTCAAAAGCTTTACAAACGAGAGGGAGGGCTTGTAGTGGATATATTCAAACCTCTATGTTAATTTAGATTATGGCTATAGAAAAAGAAAATCAGGAACAAATCGAAGAAGAAGTAAAGGTTGATACCCCAAAAGAACAACCAGAGGGTTTACCACCTGAAGTTATGGTTGAGGGCCAAGAACCGGTTGTCGAAGAACTTGAGGAAGAATTCTCTGCCAATCTAGCCGATGGCATGGATGAAAGAATCCTTAAAAGTCTTGGGTCAGAATTATTATCAGAATACAAAAAAGATAAATCTTCAAGAAAAGATTGGGAAGACGCATACATTAAAGGTTTGGATTTATTAGGCACAAATTACACAGAGCAATCAAAACCATTTAAAGGTGCTTCCGGTGTCACTCATCCTTTACTTGCAGAATCAGTAACACAGTTTCAAGCATCCGCTTACAAAGAATTATTACCAAGCGATGGTCCGGTTAGAACATCAATTGTTGGTTTAAGAACACCGGCCACCGAACAACAATCACAAAGAGTTAAAGAATATATGAATTATCTTCTTATGGAGAAGATGGAGGACTATACAACTGATATGGATCAGATGTTGTTTTATCTTCCACTATCAGGATCAACATTTAAAAAAATATATTATGATGAATTTTTACAAAGACCATGTTCTAAATTTATACCAGCAGAAGATTTAGTAGTTCCTTACTATGCATCTGATTTAAAGGATGCAGGGAGAATTACACACGTCATTAAAATGACAGAAAATGACATTAATAAAAAAATGGCTGCAGGATTTTATAGAGATGTAGATCTACCAAAACCACAACAGAAAAAAGATGAAGTTCAAGATGCAATTAATAAGTTAGATGGTATGAAAGATACATTTTCAGATTACATTTATAACATTTTAGAAATGCATGTAGATTTAAATTTAGATGATTATGAAAACTTCGACAATAAAATTAAAAAAGGTATTAAAATACCTTACATCGTTACATTAGATGAGGGTTCAGGCGAGATATTATCCATATACAGAAACTATAGACCTGATGATGCTAACTATACAAGAATAGAATACTTTGTTCATTTCAAATTTTTACCTGGTTTAGGCTTCTATGGTTTTGGATTGATCCACATGATTGGTGGTTTATCGAGAGCTGCAACAATTGCACTAAGACAATTGATTGATGCTGGTACTTTAAAAAATTTACCAGCAGGATTTAAGTCTAGAGGACTTAGAGT